GAAACTGTCGGACAGATATTCGTTGATCCTGACGATCCCCTGTGCCCGGTGTTGACGGAAGTGCTGTGGAATGCGGCGAGTAATATCGTGGTCTATACCAACTCCGCCGACTATCTCGCCAAGGTTTCGACCGGCGATGTCCGCGTTGTTACGTTGCCGAATCTGAACCAGATCAGCAATGTGTGGGTAGATGCGGCAGGCAGAGTCGGCATCAAGACCAACAACCCCGCCGCAACTCTCGACGTGAACGGTGGCGCGATCGTCCGTGGCGCGACTACCAACACCGGCCCGCTGTTTGTTCTTGGCGGTTCAAACGGTGATTATACAAAATCAAGCATTTTTGCTTCATACAATATATCTTTGGGCGATTTTGACTGGACTGGCCCGACTGGTAAGGGTCAACTGTTGGCAAAAGTATATGACGGAACGGGGGAGCATAATGGTTATATACTCTACGACACACCCAGTGGATTAGGACCCGCAATAAGTCTTCTAAATTCAAATCATAACGATGGAGTATATATACATGTTGCCAAGACAGGCGGTGATTTTGGTATTTATGATTTTGTTGGTGATGTGTCGCGATTGTTTATCGAAGAGGGCGGCAACGTCGGTATCAATACCGTTGACCCCGCCGCGACCCTCGACGTGAACGGAGTTGCGATCGTCCGTGGCGCGATGACCAATCTGGGCACCCTCACCGTCCAAGGCGGTGGCAATGTCGTCACCAACGGCGGCGCGACCCTCGTTGCCGGTGCGGACATCGGGCTATCCTCAACCGTCTTGAGCAACGGCGCAGCCATCACGATCAGCTACACGGGTGCCGGCGCCACGGGCGGGATAAGCGCGGCCACGGCTACGGGGATCGCGCAGACTGTGGTTGGACCCTATACCAACGGGGCGGCGCTCGGCGAGACGGCGTTGCAGGCAGAGGCGGACACGCTTCAGACCGTCGTGAATCGCGGGAACACGGCCACAAATGTGGCCTATATCGCACTGCTAAATCCGAATCTCAACGGGGGAGACGAACCGCCTGCATCGTTCTCTGGGCCGTGGGCGACGGGAAATTCCCCTGAAGGTGGCGTCTATTGGAATTTCGGTGGAACTAAATTCGGGCTCTTTGGGAATTACGACGGTACTTCCTTCCCGACGTGGGGAAAATATCTGTACCTGATTGGGCCAGGGTTGGCTTCTTTTGATTGTCCCTACATCCATATGAGCACGAACTCAATGGAGTTGGGACGATCCTATGGGGGTCAGTTCCAGGCAAATCTCATTGTCTCCGACGGCGTCGTGCAGATCACGAAACTCAGTAACAGTGTGATTGATTCTACCTGCTCCGGCTGTCCCTCCGGCGCGGTGGCGACCAACGACCCCGCCTATCTCTTGACAGTTACAGGCGGGGTCTTTGACGCGACGGGCACAATTCCCAGCAATGTAAATGGCGTTCTGCATATCCCGACCAACGGACTCGGTGGCGGTTCTTCCGGCGGCGGGGACATGTACCTTGCCAGCAACAACGTGGTGACGGGCGGGCTGAGTGTGTCCAATGCCACGCCGACCTTTGTTCTGAGCACGTCAGGCAATTCCAACAGCACCACGCTATCTCGATCATCTCCGAACAGTTTTGCCTTGCAGAACAAAACCGAGCAACTGGCTGGACAAAACACCGCGTTACAATTCAACGCTCTCACGGGTAGAGTCACTGTGGGATCATCGCCATTGCTGAACACAACAAACAAAACCATTTCCTTTTGGGTGAACAATGCGGACATCAACAATGGTGGCTATTACATGGGATCACTCAGCAACGCCACTGGTGTCGGATGGCTGATCCGGACCGCCACGGGGGCAATGAATGTCTTTGCCAGAAGTGCTACGGGAAACCACAAAGATTGGCACACCGCATCCAGCATGACCAATGGCGTATGGTATCACTTCGTGATTGTTCAGAGCGGGGTCAGCACTCCTAAAATTTACAGGAACGGCGTTGAGACCCCGGTGGTTACGACTAATAGCGCTGGCACTTTGCAATCTCCGTGGCTTACGGGATATTTCTCGTTCGGGAAAGGCGGCGACCGAACAGAGGACACGTTTGCCGGAAAACTGGATTCCGTTTGCATTTGGAGCAATCTCTTGACGGCGGTTGACGTGACGAATCTCTATGCGGGAGGACTGGGATTGACTGAGGATTTATCAGTCTCACCATATAACTCTGGACTGGTTGCGTCGTGGAACATGAATGAGGGGTCAGGGTCTATGGTGGCGGATTTGACGGGGACGTTGAACGGTACTATGCAAAACAGTACATGGGTAACGGGTGTAGTTGATCCTAAGTCTCTGAACATAGCCGCGAACGTGCTACGCCATGCGGACTCATCGATGACGGGAGAGCGCGGCATAGCAACGCTGGGCGATACGCTGGGCAGATCTATCATAGAGGGAGCGTCCACCCGCCTGAACGTCGCCGGCAGCGAGATCCTCAAGCTGGACTCGACGGGGCTGAATCCGAGCACTGACAATCTCACGCCACTTGGCACAGTTGCTCTGAAATATAGCGACGTGCAGACGTACAAGTTGAACGGACTCCCGGTCTCCACGCTCACCACGAATCAGACGTTTATGTCGTCGGCAACGGTAACGAATACGATGGTAATTTCAAACGGGATAATCTACGCAATTCAATAGGAGGAACAGATGAAACGAGCAATCAGACTGGCGGTTATCGGGTTGGCATTCTTAGCGGGGTTCGCGGCGAAACAGTACGTGGAATCCTGGCAGGTCGGAAGTGCCGACTGGACGAAGATTCTGATCCTGAAGCAGGGCCGGACTCTCAAAGCGGACCTGTATTGGAACCTGTACAGCGCCACTGGCGCGATCCTGCAAGAGGGCAAACAGACGCATATTGCCAAGACCTACGCGAAGGATATCCTGGACTCGGATGCGGCGGCGTTCTTCACAACGAATCTGATGAATGAGATCAAGCGAGCGGACTTGGAGTTTTCAGGGAATGCGCGACCGGTGGAGGTGATTATCGAGCCATGAACACGATCCATTCCATCCTGAACTTTTTCTGCGTGCTCGTGACTGGGGAGGAACTATGAACACCAGCAAGCGCATTCCGCCCGCGCCGATGCTGGCCGTGGTTGCGGGCATCTTCGCGGTTATCGGGTTCGTCGGCTGGTGGACGGTTCAGGTCGTGCTCGTCTGGCCGTTCGCGGTGGGGAGGTGGGTGAAACATGACTTGCTACCTGTTGAGCGATCCGGAGAATGATTGGAAGACGCGCCTGTACGTGGACGGCGATCGGGTGGGATGTGTGGTTAGCGTGGAAGATCGGTATCACGGAAACCTGGCCGGCAAAACGATTGCCGAGGTCAGGGAGTGGGCCGAAAAGCACGGAATGAAAGTTGAGAAAACGAAGCACTAAGGAGGCAGCGTGAAACGAAAGCCAAAGAAAAGTTGCCGGACTTGTACTCGCCGTTTCTGCGACTGGAAAACGAAAATGCTGTGCAAGTGGTTTCAGAGAGATGACCTGTTTATTTATCGGAAAGAAGGGGTTAACTGATGACAAAGGTGGATTGCAAAAAAGGTTGGAACAGATTCTTGGTCGCGGTGTTTCCGGGCTGGTTTGTGTGCAAGGTGACGCCGACTCCGGACCCGGTTCCAAGTCCAACGCCGGGGCCTGAACCGTTGGGAATCATCCGCGACCCGCCGCAACGCATCCTTGGCGGAGAGGTAGTCAGACCGTTCGGAAAGGATATTCGCTTCCTGGTGAACGATCGGCTGGCCAACGGCAGCAAACTCAGCAACGGGAAGTTTTGCGGAAACTGGGCCGCGCCGATGTTGCAGCGCAGTGGAACCTCGTACACGTTTTTCGACCATACAGAGGACGGGATGTTGTATCATGTAGAAGGTTGGTCGTACCCCGGAAGCAAAGACACGATGCGACCGGGAAACACCGTGACGTGGGATGACAACGGAACGCTCAGGCTATACCTAACGGCGAGAAAGTAGGGAAAGGCGGGACTATGGGCGACGAAGAACAGGTTGAACTTATTCTGGACGCGATTCACACACTACGCGCCGACCTGACTGCCCGCATGGACCGGCAAGAGGAATCGCGGGGCAAACAATGGGAAGCCATTAACGCTCTGTCTAACCGCATGTGTCCGGTTGAACGGCACGCGGACATCGAGAGCCGAGTCAAATCCCTGGAACTGGACCGGGCGAAGTTGGCGGGAATCGTCGTCGCGGCCTCTGCTTTCGTCGGCTGCGTTGTCTGGGCCGTGGAAAAGGTTCTGAAATGATTGACGGCTGGAAAGACTACGTTTCTGACGACTCGCCGTTGCGGTTCGCGCTCGTCTTGGCGTTGTGTGTGATGTGTCTGCTTTGGTTTTTGCGGAAGGAGGGGCTATGATCGCGTTCTACCGTGGCACATCCATTCTCAGCCGGCTCATAAAGTGGTTTAACTGGAGTCGGTGGTCGCACGTTTCTTGGATTGAATGGGATGGCGACAAGAGCGAGATCGAGGCATGGCAACCAACGGTTCAGCACGTGAAACACTGGGGGGATAACCACACGAAGGGAACCCGCGTTGACCTGTTCGACTTGCAAGATCCGCTCTCAGAAGACGAACACGCAAACTTGCTGGCGTTCCTCACGTCGGAGATTGGCTGTGGATATGACTATTTTGGAATTGTCGGGTTCATCCTGCGGATCAAGGGACCGGCGCGGAAGCGCTGGTTCTGTTCAGAGTTGATATTCGAGGGGTTGCTACACGCCAAGCGGAGAGTGCTGTGCAATGTTGAGCCGTATCAAGTCTCGCCGGGACTCATGGCGACGAGTCCCGACCTGGTGTTCGTCGGATATGTGATTGTCGGGGACGACACGGATGCGAGCGTCAACCCCCTCGGCACGGATCATATCTTGAAAGCAACGTAACCGAAGGCGATGGAAGATGAATAACGCGACGGTCAAAGAATTACTGGCGGGGAACAAGTGGCGGTTGCTGAAGAGCGACGACGCGCAGGGGTTCGCGGAGGACGTGTTGACGCGGTATATGGACGTGGACAAGCAGGAATCCATGGACGCGGCGGTGATCTTCCTGAAGATGTGGACGGACCCGGCGAACTACACCGACGACACGTCGGCGGCCGCGCCCACGGTGACGACGCCCATGGTGCACAATGGGAAGACGCGATCGGGTATCTGGTACGGGGGCCGGGTGACGTATGACTGGGTGACGGTTGACGATCTGCCGAAACTGCGTCTGTTCCAAGTGCTCTACAAGGGGAACGTTACGGTCTCCGGTGTGGAGACGGAGAACAACTGTTCCTACGACGTGGATACGACCTATTATTTCAAGGCGCCCACCCTGGTGACGTTGCCGGCGGCGGATGTTGCGCTGGCAATCAATTACGAACGGGATGGGGTGACTCGGGATTCGGAGACGGGGACCTACAATTACTGGATCTCGAAGCGGACACGGCTGTACCAGAAGGTGGCGGAGTACACGAGCCGGATCGACTCCGAGGAAAAGGTGTTGAGCACCCACCACCGCGGGGTCAAGGCGGGGGACAAGAACGATGCGGGGACGGACATCGGACTGAAGAGCATGACGGCGGCCGTTGTCGGCGAAGCGCGGGAACAACACCGGCAGAAGAACGCCGATTGCAGTCAGGACATCGACGAGACGACGTGGCAGGGGGTGCGCCAGGCGTGGAGCAAGACGTGGCAGACCTTCCGGGGCACGGCGTTTTATAAGCGGGTGTCGAATGCGACTGAGGTAGAGCAGACGGAGGATACGGATCTGTCCGGCCTGGACGCGACAACGAACAATTCCGTCTCCGGCGGATTGAATCGCCTGGGATTGCGGGACTACACCATTACGAAGACACCGCCGGGCGGGGACAGGGTGGCGGCATACGAGAACCCGATCACGAGTTACTTTGAGAGGAGGCGGTATCGGCGGATTTACGATAAGGTGACGGCGGAGTATGTTGACGAGATGCGGAAGTGGGTGTTCATCGAACAGTCGCGGCATTTTGCGACGTTCGCGGGGGCCGCGAACTGGTGGAAGACGGAAGAAGGCGCCGACCCGCAACTGGAGCCGGAGTCGAAGATCACGGAAAGCGGCGGACAATGGAAGGCAACCCGGATATTCCTGTTCTCGGACACGGGATGGGTGGATGACGTACCATGAGCGACGAGGTTGAACAGGATCCGGCGGAGGAACTGCAAGCGGCACTGGCGATCGCGGAGGCCAGACTCGACGCATTGGAAGGCGCACAGCCGCCCAGTGTGGGCGGACTGGATCAGACGAAGCGCATCGGCGACGAGTATGAACAACATGTTGCCGAACCGGCCGCCTATGGAATCATAACGGATCCGGTATACCTACTCGGCAAGAACGCCGAAGGAACGATAGGCTGGGTGGCGGTGGAAACATTCGCGTGTCCGTAGAGAGGAAACATGGGGAGTCCATTTCACATAATGGCGGGCGGCAAGTTTCCCGTACAGAGCGGGAAGCCGGTCCTGATAACGCGGGCGGAGTTTGAGGACTGCTGCTGTGGCAATGACTACCACGATTGTGATCCGAAACTGAAAAACAAATATAATATTACGTTCGCCGGACTTACGGGTAGTTGGAGTGTCTGGAATGGTTTGTGGGTAGTTACTTATAGACCGTATGAGTGGCTTTATCCTGCCAATCCGACTTTCGACGAAGCGAAGATCGTCCTTTATTGGTGGCCGGACATCTGGGCGGTGCAGATCTGGGCGGTCTGGCAGACAGACAGGCCGAACCAAGTATGGTGGGGGAGTTCAGACCCGTGTATAATTCCGGGAACTTATCCGTGGCACGGTGGTATCCCAGATCATCAGTCTCAGGCAACCTGTGTGGTGTCATAACATGAACTTCTTTGGATCAACACATTGCGAGAGCCAGGCCCACTGCAAGACCTGCCGGGCACCGGCCGCCGGGCAGGCATGGCGGGAGAGTCTGCGGGCCGCCTTCGCGGACATCCTGGCGCGGGACTTCGACTGTCCGCATGGCAAACCCTGGACCGAGCTGCCGGATCCGGCGCAACCTTTCCTGGAAGCCAAGGCGGCGATCGAGGCGGCGCCGGACGCCGGGCCGTGGACGGCGTTGAAGGCGCAACTGCACGAAGTCGAAACGGCCGTCTATGCGGCGACCGAGAATTGCAGCGGGAACTGTGCGAAGAACAAGGCGCGGGCAGAACTCGTGTTGGCGTACCGCGCCGTGATACAGAAGGAGACAGACCATGCCAGTAATGTATAGAGGACGGGAATGGACGGGGACATTTGACCGGGTGGCGGAAAGGGCGGAAGAAGATGCGCGCCGGAAGGCGGCGGAGGCGATCGCCTTGCAAGCGGAACGGGAACGGGCCGGTGTGAACGGGATCCGCCCGGAGGACCTGGGCGGAGTTGGAGCCCGGGTCATGGCGGCCGGAGAAGCGGCGGCGATACCCATGGGGCGTGTTACCCTGCCGGGCCCTGGGGACACGCGGGAAATGAGTCCCGGCCGGGCAATGGAGGCGCTTCAGGACCCGACCATGCTGGCAATGGCCCGACAACAGCCATATCAGCCGACCGTTATGGCGCCGCCAGCGGTGGAAGCGCCAATGGAGAAACCGCAGTTTCTATCGGCGGAAGGTGTGCCGGCGGCCGACTATTCCGGAGAGAAGCCGGACTTTGACATGGCGGACCGGAACAACAACGGGATTCCCGACGGTGCGGAGATTACGAGGACAGTGACGCATGAGGGGCCGAATGGGGAACAGATCAGGGACCGAGCATCATGGGTGCACAATCAGAGGGTGAAGATGGGCATAGAGGCGCCATCGGTTGGTGGAGAGAATCCGTTCAGAGGCGGTACGATAATGACGGCGGAAGAAGCGCTTGGCGCGCAACGGGATCAACTGGCGAAGAAGATGGGAAGCGCCGGCCAGATGCCCGGCTACCAGCAGAAACAAACGGGTGCGCAACTGGCGGGAATCGACCGGCAACTATTGGCAGGGGGCCGCGCGGCGAAACGCGAGGCGGACATTGCGCGAGTGGATGCGCGAGAGAAGTACAAGGTGGACCAGAGCCTGGCGGCGGCGGAACGCCGGGCGCAGGCGACCGAGGCGGCGGCGAAACTGGCGGGGACATCCAGAGAGAATGTCGCGGGGACGAAGGCGGCGGCGAAAGGGAAAGAGTTGGAAGCCAAGAGCCAGTGGCAGGACCGCAAGTTGACGCTGGAGGAATCGAAGCGTGCAGATGCCCAGGAGCAGAACGCCTTCACCAATAACATCAAACAACGTCTGGCGGACAGCGTACTCGGCGCCAAGTGGGAGGGGGAATTACCTCCCTATGGACATGAGATCAAATCGTCAGATGGAAAGATTTCAGTGTTCAGAGGCGATATCGGGAAGTATGGCCAACCCGTGTATAAGTCAGAGAATCAGACACTACTAGACCAAATTACGGCGCTTCAGAACGCAGGGAAACCCGCTGCAACAACACCGGCGGCCGAGGCGGCGGCGCCGGGCGCGCCAGCACCCGGAACGGTGAAGAACGGGTACAGGTTCAAGGGCGGTAATCCGAAGGATCCGGGAGCCTGGGAGAAAGTCTGATGCCGATGCCGTGGGAAGAGGATTGGGGCGGTCAACCCAGCAAGAAACCCTGGGAAGAGGACTGGGGTTCCAGTCCGGAATCTACACCCGCCCCGGCAATTGCCGGCGCCGAATCGACGAAACCGCCGTGGGAAGAAGACTGGCAAAATACCCCCACCACAACACAAGCACCCCCCCCGCCAGAACCAGTCCTGGCCCGTCCTGAGAAGGAAATTCTGCCGGCAACGGCGGGAATGGAGCCTTTGCCGGGAATGGCCGGCACCCTTGCACCCGAGGTCGGGCGCCAGGCGGTCAACGTAGGCGGGAGTGTGGCGGCAGGATTCACCCGGATGGGCCGTGGCGTGTTGCAGTTGGCGGGACAACTGTTCGCACCATCGAAGGTTGCGGCGGCGGTTAAGGAGAAGATGGGGGCACCACGGGAACCCACTGGCGAATTGCCGACGAACGTGCCGAGTCTAATGCAGGCGGAGCTGGGCAAACCAACCCGACTGGAACTATGGAGCGCAGACCAGACTGAGAAGACGGCCCGGGAGATGAGTCAGACGGGCGGGGTCCCCCTGGAGACGGCCTACCGTATTGCCCAGGGCGTCGGGGAGACCTTTACGACTACGGCCGCAACACTGGGACTTGCCGGCGGACTGGGGAAGGCCGGCGAAGGCGCCCAGGCGGAGAAGACCATACTGGAATCGGTTAAACAAGCCAGTCCCCAGGCGGCGAAGTTTGCGGGACTGGTTTATGCCACAACGCCGGTTGATCCCGAACAGGGCGAGACGGAAATGCAACGCGCCACGGCGGCGGCACACGCTTTCGCGCTGGGAGTGTCCGGGGCAGTAGCCGGATGGATCCCCAACCCGGTCCTGAGATTTGCCGGGGCACTCGCAATGAACGCGGGGATGAACACATCGGGATACATCCAGGCATACCGGGAAGCGGAACGTCTGGCGAAAGAGAATGGCGGAACGGTGGCAGAGAATCTACCCGCAACCATGACACCGCAAGTGCTCCTGGATGTATTGTTCGCCAAGATGACGCCGAATCTGAGAGGGCAACAAGAACAACTGAAAGCCGCGGTAATTGACGCGGCGCGAACCGCACGAGCGCGGGGTACTTCAGCGGAAGAAGACTTGAGTCATGCTCAAGAAGCCGCGGGTTCGAGTCCCGCCCCCGCAATTCAGAGGCCAGAGGCCGGAGGTCAGAGGTCAGAGGTCAGAGGTCAGAAACCAGAGGAAGGGACCCCCGAGGCCCCCGCCCCCGCCGAGGGCAGGGCGGCGGAGGGGAGGACGAGACGGCAAGATGTGTCTAAGGTTGCTAAAATCGTTTTGGAGCCATACGGATCAATATTGTCACAGTTTGCTCACGGAAAAGAAACGGTTCGAGAAACGATACTTGATGTCGGAAAGACAAAGAAAGGTTCCCCGATAGATGCGACGATATTGGATTCTGACAACGGAAAAATTCGCGTTATTCTTCACGGTAGGGATGATGTTGGAGGACTTATTGATGCGGCGGCATTGCTAAGGCCCGAAGGCAATGCGTATGTAGTCGAGAACATAGCTTCTCAGGATACTATACTGGGAGCCATTAATGCTTTACGCAAAGTCGTTAAAGACAAACTTGGACCTATCAAGATTGATAAGACGGCTCCAACTTCCAAGCCTATCTCACCCGTTTCTGCCCCGCCCCAACCCCTTTCCCCTATCCCCCGCGAGACCAAGCCGGTATCCAAGGCGACGACGCAAGAGTCGGAGCCTGCAAAGGCCCCCGCCGAGGGCAGGGCGGCGGAGGGCGCCAAGGGGCTTAAACTGTGGACTGGTCAACGTCATACTGGAGATGTCCTGAAACGAGCAACAGGAATATGGTTGTCGGATAGTCAGCGCACGGCAAAATCCTATGCCGGAAAAGATGGCCGAGTGCATGAAGTGACTGTGACGGCAGATCGGGTTATTCCATACGCCGATATTTTGCCAGAGTTGCAAGCCGTGATTTCGGACCGAAGGGGCGAATGGACGAAGGCAGATGAGACTGCATTCAATGAGTACGCCAAAACATACGACATTGAAACCGGACGCAAGGCAATGGACCATGACGCAGAATACGCCTTGCAGAGAAACCCGGACCATACGGATATTGATAAGTTCATGTTCCTTATGCCGGATGCGTTGCGAGAATTGGGATATGACCCGAACAAGACACTGGTATCAAGACCCTATGAAGTAGGCGGAGGAATGAAGGACGGCACAATGGAATACGTGTCGTTTTCCGAGATCAAGTCGCCCGCCGCCCCCGCCGAGGGCAGGGCGGCGGAGTTGACTGACGCGGAACAATTAACGAGAGGTCCGGTTTACAAACCATATTCTGGTCCGCCCATAGATGAATGGGACTGGTTACGCGGAAGAGGAAGATCGGTTGATGTAGAACCGGAAACCATCAAAACGAAAATGAAGGGCGTGACCGATAGCCGTTTTCGGGTTGCGTGGTTTCATGGCGGTGGACGCACAAAAACTCCTTGGCGCGAAGCGTGGTTCACGAGCCAGAAAGAAGGAGCGGGAATAAATAATGAGGACGGTCGAAACACAAACATCTCTGCGGTGTACTTGGCGGCCAAAAACCCCAAAGAAATAGAAGGAGACCGTTTCCACAGCGTCAACCAAACGGAGATAACCGAGGCAAAACGAGAAGGGCATGACGTTTTAATTGGTTTTAATCCCGCCAACGGTCCAACTGTATATGTGCTCGATCCATCTATCATCATTGATATTCCAGAGGGCAAGCTCCCTTCTCCCGCCCCTACTCCACCCCCGGCGTCTCAACCAACCACCTCACCTAAACAAGGTCCCACAAAGGCCATTGAGAAACAGGGCGAGACGAAGCCGGGGAGTGGAGTAGTTCAACCTGCAAAGGCACCCGCCGAGGGCAGGGCGGCGGAGGGGAATCAGCTTACGGAGGAGGAACGGGCGGCGGGATGGGAGCCGGCGACGGGTTTGGGTGCTGGCTTGGTGAGGGAAGATGGGGCCAGCGCTATCCGGTACACGCTCAAGAATGTGGCGGAGTCGAAGCGGGAAGGGAATGCGACGGGGAACATCCAGAGCATTACGACGAAGAGTTTGCAGAACAAGGCGGCGGCGCTTCTGGATGCGCTGAATGCTGGCCGGATTGATGAGGCGGAGGCTAATACGCGCTGGCTGGAGGCGCGGGAGCGGGCGGATAAGACGCTGGCGCTTGTGAACACCAAGGCGGAACGGGCGCAGGCGGCAGCGAACGAGAGCGCGCAGGCGGAGCTATTCCCCGAGGTTGCGGCCCGGCCTGGGGAGTTGGAGCTTTTGAACACGCCGCCCGGTGCGGACATCCAAAGGCAATCGAAGATGATAAGCAAGTCGGGATCGGTGCCGACGCCAAGCGTGGGATTCTGGAAGGACTTCTGGGCGAAGACTAAGTATCTGTTCGACCCGAACCGGGGCATGGACTCGAAGATGTATGAGGCGTTCAACCAATACCAGCGAAGCATGGAGGCGTCGGCGTTGTTGGGTCGGGAGCAGCGGAATGTGATACGCGGGGTGGTGGCTGACCTACAGAAGCAGCACGGGCGGGACGTTGTAATGGACCGTCTGCGCATGGTTCAGGATGGGACGATTACGATTGACCAGTTCGCCAAGGATTTCAAATTGTCGGAACAATCTCAGATCGTGAAGGGATTGAAGTCAATCGAGCAGGCGAACCGGGACCGACAGGCGTTTATCGCGGAATGGGAAGGGCTCCCAGAGACGTTGCGGCAGACGATCCGAGACAATGCGAACTATCAGACTCGGGAATACTTGCGTTTCGTGCAGAAGGGGAAGTTCGAGCCGAGTCCGGCGGCCTACGCGGATGCGGTCACGGAGATCCGGACGGGTATTGAGGCGGCGGTGGCGAAGATGGCCGGCCAGGCGAGCCGGCTTGTCTCTGGGCAGAAGCGGGCGAAGTTCGACGTGCCGAGGTGGATGGAGACGGGCGACACGCGCCTCATTTCCGGCTTGTCGGAGACCCGGCAGCGGGCGGCGGGCTTGTTGCGGAATAAGTACCTGGAGCTGCGGCGGGTGATCGATACTGTGGGGTATCGGGATGGTAAAGTGGCGGCGGATGTGAACGCGACGGCTTTGCATGGGGCGGCGGAAGACTGGGTGAACTACTACCTGAACCGGGAGCCGGGCGGTGGCGCCGGCGGCAGGGCAAGCGGAGGCGTGGAGATCGGCAAGCTGCAACACCGTTTCATGGAGGGCGCATTCCGGAAACTGTACGGGGAAATCACGGACCCGGCTGAACGGCAGGCGCTCACGGCGACAGGGCAGGCGCACATGATGGCGGGCATGACGTTCTTCCGGCGGGCACTGGCGGAAGGGGAAGGCACGTTGTGGGCACAGATGCCGAATGCGGAACGGCGTTTGACGGAACGACTTGGCGACACGACTAACGCGACGGACCGGAAGCGGTTCGGCGGGCTGGCCGGGAAGTATGTGACGCCGGAATTCTACCACATGGTGCAAGGCGAAAACAACTCCGGAAGCATTGCGGCGACAGTCAAGGCGCTGTGGTACACGCCAATGTCATTCCAGCGCATGGCGAAACTGTTGACGCCGAAGACCGCGGGCCGGAATTATCTGACGGCCATTACTGGGTTTGCGCTGGGGAGTGGCGATGTGTTCAACCGGACGTGGGTGCGGCGGTTCGCGGAGGGGCATACACTCTTGTGGCAGTACGCGAAGGGCGATCCGAAGGCGATTGCGACGGTAAGGATGATGATTGAGAACGGGGCGTTCACACCGTCGGCGGCGAGTACGGTGGAGGATTTGCGGCAGGCGCTCGGTAGCGCGCCAGAGAAGGCGGCGGCGCTTGGCGAGAAGGTGGCAACGGCATATTCCTATATCGACTTCCCTTCAAAGTACGCTTCGTTTACCTCGAACCTGGACGCCGGCATGACGGCGGAGGCGGCGGCCCAGCATGTACGGGACTTCTACCAGGACAAGTCGAGGACGCCACGGATTGTCGGGAAGGTGTCGCGGACCGGCTTGGCTGACTATGTTTCGTATTCCTACGACTCGGCGCGGATTTCCGTAAACCAGGCTAGCGCCGCGGCCGGGGCGCTAATCCGCGGCGATCCGCGACCGGCGATTGGGTTCACATTGTCGCGCGCCTTGTGGGCTACCCTGCTCACGCAAGGCACCGGAACACTGCTGACGGTTGCAAAGACCCTGGCGAAGCTGGGCGGAGACGAGGATAAGAAGGAGGGAAAGTACGCGCCGGCCGACGAGACGGAATTGAGCGCACTGCGCAATCTGGTGCCAAATTACGACCGCAACACGCCGCTGCTGCTGATGCGCCGGGAACATCCGGACGGAACTGTCACAAGACACTATGTCGTCATCGGAGGACAAACCGCCTTCCCGATGGAGGACGCAATCATTGGGGCGCTTCAGAGCCGAGCGCAAGGCAGTTCCTTTGTGCAGGCATGGGGCCAATCCGTGTTGAAAGCGGCTGACCCCGGTATGCAGATCAATTCGCTTTTGCGAGCCACCACTGGAACGGATTTCCAAGGCAAGAGTACGCCGACCGGCAAGGGCTTGCTAGATGCCTATCCCGGCAAGGTGGAACCGGAACGGGCCCGGGTGGTGCGTGATGCGGCGATCGGTCTGGCGATGGATTACCTGCCACAGTACCCCGCTGGCATGTTGCGTGACCTGTGGAATAGACAGGTCAAGGAGGATGCCGGCGTGCAACAGGTCGGCCTGCTGGCCCGCCATGAACGCGAAGCCTCCGACATCCTCGTCGCTGCGCATCGGCTGATACGCGGTTATCGAATCGAGCAGGGCGATGCAAACGCAATGCTGACGAAAGCAGTCAGACCGCACATCAAGGGGCTACAGGAAACGGAAACGATTATTGGACGCATTTTGAAGAGCGGGATTGAGAAAAGTGGCATAACCCCCGACGACCAGGCGCGCGGAGAATCGGCGCAAAATGCCAGGGCCGACTATCTCCGGGTGATAGCGGACCGAGTCCGGGATGCACAGGTATTCGCTCCGGAATGGTTCAAACCCGTGGATGTGGTCAACATCCTGACGATGTCTGGATTATCGTTCCAAAATGCCGTGACGGTGACCGAGATGGCGAGGGGCAAGATCACGCAACCGAGCCGCAAAATCCCCGTTCCGAAGATCGATTGGCGAAACGTGGCCCGGCCTGGCGCACTCTAACATCAGGCAACCGAAGAGCTCCCGGACCCGTCAGGAATTACTCATGCAGCCTCGCCGTTGACTGTACATCCCGAGCGAGTTCCCACGAGAAATTCCCGACGTTTTCGACGCACCCGGTTACGCTGGTCCGGAGCGTCCAGTTGCGGACAAGGATCCGCCCCGTCCGACTGTCCAGGATCCCCACAGTATAACCGGACACTATACCAATTTCCGGGCAAGTCGAATCCCGGTAGAACGCCGGCGCATATCGCTGGTTGACCCTGGCCCGGACCGCCACGACGGCGCCGAGGGCCACCAGGGCCCCCAGCGCGAAGGCGCCGAGGATTCGCCGCCAACTCCCGGACCGATATTGTCGTATCAATGGCATGATGTCCCCCGATGTTTCCCCCACCTGGCGGCCGCCGCCACCTTCCCCCGTGCGCTGGCGACCGACCACTCAATAGTTTTCGGTACGCCAAGGGAAGCATGTCCCCCCCGGCGCCCAATCCGCGCCATATATTTACTCACAATCGCATTCGGTTTCGACATTTTGGCCCCCCCCTCACCACATTGATACATTTCCAACCGTTCGCACTCAGCCCCCAATCTCCAGACACGCCTTGCACTTGCCGCCCATTTTCTCGTTCCAGTGCCCCAGCACCAGCACCGCGCTGAGCAGATTCCGGACCCTGATCCGGACCGGCTTGCCGCACACGCGGCAGTGGTGGGTGTGATCGTAGTCCAGCGCATCCTGGCATATATTGTTGGAGGTAAACACCCATGCGCCGTCAGGGTCAACTCGTTCAGCTATCCCGCGCTCGCCCATCGCCTCCACGAGCACACACGCCTTCACATACCCCATGTGCAAATGGCGCTGAATCGCGCTCACCGAGATTCGGCCCACCCCGCGGCACACCTTCACCGCCGCCTCGTAGTCAGGTTCCTCAAAGTTGTTCACGTTGCCACCTTTCCGCTTGTCCGCGATTGCTCCGCTTCCGCTTCCTCTTGCCCCAGTACGACTTGCTACACATAAGCATTCGCTCCTAGCGACGGTTTTCACTCAATGCGTTGTTCGGTGTACTCACAGGAGCACACACTTGCGTTGCGACTCTATGGTGCGGACAATGCCGACCGCATACATGGCCATAGCCGTCCGTCACCCGTTCATGAGGATTCTGTCCCTTGCACCATTTCCGCTCGCAGTATTCGGCGGACACACACCGAACAACCTCTCGGAGCGTATTGCTCGTTCCTGTGTTTGTCTTCATTCAATCCTTCTTTTCTCGCAAACGCTCAAGAGGGGCGTTGTGCTTACCGGCATCCAGACACCGCTGGCAGATGACGCAGTCGTCGTCAACTCGGTACATCGGGCGCAGTTCCCCGGTCTCATGGCAGTCAACAGTTTCGTTCTCGAAACAGAAGTCGCAGCACAGCAGATACTCGCACGGACCAATCCGCACAACAACGGCTCCGACCGTACCCGAAACAGCCGGAGAAGTGTGGTCACTCATGGCATTCCTTTCTCCGGCTGTTTCGAGCCGGTCAAGCCGGGCGTTGGCAGACGGCCTACCGTCTATTATTTTACTCGCCTCCCACATCAGTTGGCGCAATTCGACGGCGCACCCCATAGCAAACTCTCCGTACCCCTTGTGTCGGCTTGCATGTTCCAGTAGTTGCGCGGCAGAATGCAACGTATCCAAATATTGTAGGTTGCGTCCCCCAACATTCGGGTGCGAAAATAGTCTGCCAACAACCTCTCGGAGCGTATTGCTCGACCTGCGTTTTTCCTTCATATCAATCCTTCCTTTCTCGCAAACGCTCAAGAGGGGCGTTGGAACTATGAGCCATTTTGATCATCCTCGAGGCCGCCGCCATGCGTTCTCGAGTCGTTTCGTATGGCGTCAAATGCGCCCACATCTCGAGAACGAATGCTTTTGCCAGTTCTCGAGGGGTTTTGTATTTCGATTCGTTCTCGAGGACCCATTCCCGAATTGTCATTTCCCACCGTCCTTTCGCTCCGAAGTTCCAACAACGTCCTGCACGGTATCGCTAACCCGCTCACCGTGAGGACGGGCGTTGGCAAACCATAAACGAAGGTCGAGTGTTGAAAACGGAAAACGAAATCCTATTGCAACGCACCGGCCTTCCCATCGAAACTGATAGAAACCCCATCGCCAGTTGTGATTCGGTGGCTTGACTCTCAGAAACTTCATGTCATTCTCCTTTGCCAACAACCGCTTGCAAACTAGCTCGCGTCCCGCTCGCAGTTTGAAGCGGGGCGTTCGCGTAATCGTTCAGCCGCTTGGCGACTTCGCGGATTGCGTTCAGCGTGTTCTCGGAGAGGTGCGCCCGGACGCCCTCCGCCCTCTTCGGCCATTCCGGGTCGCCGGCGGCCGCAACGGCGATCAGCATGACGATGTCGGAAATGGGAACGCGAACCATGTCTTCCACGGTACGGACACCCGCGCGTGCCTTGTCATCCATGCCGACCTCCCTGGGCGGGTGTCCGCCCGTGAAGACTGTCGTTGGGGCTACGCTTCGCCCGCTTCCGTCGTTTCCCCCACCGCGCACGGGCGGCGGCCTGGGCCTGCTCGCGCGTGCGGGCCTTGGCGGGGCCGCGTCCGGCAGCCCCGCCCTTGCGCCCGATCTCGGCCAGGTAGTCATGGACCGGATCAGCCACGGGCCACCTCAGCCAGGTCTGCCGGCGCCCACGTCGCCCATGCCTGATACGGCGTGCGCGTCAGCGTTTTGCAGAAATGCGCTCCGCCCAGTTTCGCGCACATCCCGGCGCGCTTCGCGGCGCGACCGAACCGCGCCCCGGTGTTCTCGTCGCGTACCGTCACCGCGATTGCCTCCGGGTGCTCTGCCAGCACGGCGCGGAACCGCTCGACCTGTCCGCGTGTCTGAATCCTCGTCTGCGCCCGCGTTTCCATCTCCGCCAGTGTTCCGATCACGTTCATGTTGCTCTCCCTTTCTGCGGGTCTTTCCCGCTGTTGTTGAGAGCATCATTGCACAAGCCGCTTGCGTATGCAACAACTATTTTCACAAATTTCATCTTTTTCATTCCCCGCCCTCCTATGGTTTCCCCGCCGCCGGGGTTAGCAAAACCTGATTTGTCCCGCTCCGTCACCAACTCCACGCCCAAAGGGATTTCTGGCGCTTCGCCGTATTTCCGCCGCAATCCCCCGGCACACTTTGAGAGATGGACAGCCCCGCTCCGTACGCAAGAACCAACTCTGCACGCCGGCGGCGTTGCACGCCGCTGTGCCATCTTTACAGTAATCCCAAACCAAAGTCATACCTCTAACGTGATCCCATGCCTCTGCTTTTGTCATCGCTTTCATTCCCCGCCCTCCTATGGTTTCCCCGCCACCCTCCTAAATCACAACCACAAACACCGTCCTCCCCTCACCGTCAAGCCCGCGATACTCCGTGCCCCAGTCCAGCGTCCGCACCACGCACACCGCACCCAGCCGTTCGATCTCCGCTCTCGCCTGTTTCTCGTTCATTCCCCGCCCTCCCGTATAGGTGCCCCCCGCGTCGGGTGTGCAACCGGCAAGCGTGCGCTCGCTATGGTCTCCGCGTTGGGGGGCTTGGTCTATTGTTTCAATCGGTTGCACGGGTCTGTCATGAGCAGGGAGTGTGCCAACGCCCGCTGTAAGCACAAAATCGCCAGTTTTCCTAACATTTCGCCCCACGCCCCACGTCGCGATGCTGCGAATCCGTCGCATAACGGCGAATCTGCGAACGGTATTTTCGCAGCCCTGCGGAAAAATTCTATTTATTTTGTTGACGCGCGTGGGGCAACGGTGATAGATTACGCGCATGAATAAATCAGGTTCTCCACGGAATTATGGTGTAACGCTCCGCGACGATCTCCGACGCCTGGTCGACGACACCGCCGCCCGGTCCATGGTGCCCGAGTCGCGGATCATAATCCTGTGCGTGGTCAACTCGATCGCACACGTCCGTCGGACGCTGCTCGAGGCGGTCTCAACACCCCGGAGATAATCAGTGCATCACATATCTGATGTGCTCGGTTTGCGGGCAGAGCAACAAGAGCTGCAATACGGGATAATCCATGACCTCGGACAAGGCCAGTCTGATTGAGCGTGACGCGCAGCAACTGCAGTTGATCCCATCTAATCAGATGGACGTGGCTCTTTTTTCCGCGACAGAGGCACGTGGAGAATACACGGCTGAGATTCTGTTTGACCGACACCGCGACAAGTATCTGGCGGCCATTTCTTTTTTATCCGAGGGCATCGGTATACTACGGATCGCGAGTTTGCTGCACATTAGCCCGTCCAGCGTCATCGCTATCCGAGAGCGCGAGGGTGGATCCATCGAAATAGAGAAAGGGAGGTTATCCCGGCTGGCCCGCGGCGCCGCCCGCCTTTGCGTGGAAGCGATTGTTGATCTGTTCCGGGATCCCGCGCGCGTCGCGGAGATCAGCCCGCGCGATCTCGGGATCCTGCACGGTATCCTGGTTGATAAGTCGGAGCTGCTATCCGGAGGCGCGACCGCGCGCGTCGAGCACTCCGACTCGGTGCCTGGTCATTCCGAGCTCCTCGCCTACCTCGACGCCCTCCGCTCCCGTCGCCCAATGGGTTCGGGCGCGGAGAACGCGGGGCAAAAGGGAGAGCCGGCGGCGATCGACGTGACGGACCAGGTGCAGGTCGGGCCGGCGATCGACGTGACGGACCAGGTGCAGGTCGGGCCGGCGACAGGCGAGGTCGGGCCGGTGGACGGTCCTGGATCGGGTGTCCCACCGGAGCCGGCGCCTGGCGACGCGACTGTTGTAAGTGGTTGCGGCGCAACGGTGGGGCCGATACCCTATCCCGCCAATAATGTCGAGTCGGACTATGAGATTGTTCAACCTATTGCAACGGAGGGAGTTACATGAGATTACGAGTGGACTCAATATGTATTATGCGACGTTGGTTTGGGTTGCGTCGAGTCAATTGCAGGTCGCCGGAGTGGTCCGTCCGCCTGGTGTTGGGAGGGACTTTCCGCCGCGCATGAGGTCGGATCGCACGCGGACAGGGGGGGGAGGGGGTCGCGCGCGTGTGACGGGGGGCCAGTCAACCAAATGGGATGAGGGCGCGAAGAATTTCGGGCAAAAGGAGGTCGAGACATGCGGGCGTTCACGGTGAAGGAGCGGGATCTGGCGGCTGGACTGTTACCCGGAGAGGCGATGCTGGAACAGATACGGAAGTTGAGGGATTCGACACTGGTGGAGGGTGAGGATTTCGTAAAAAATGGGCGCGAGGTCTTATATTCGGTGGCGGGGGTTGAACACCTGGCGGAACTGCTCAGAGTCGAAGAGAGTCCCGCGAAGAATGGGAGGGATGCAGGTGAGGGTAAGGACAGGGAGGAGGCGCCAGCGGGCAACCAGGCGCTGCCACCGGCCCAGAAATTGATGGAGGGGGTGCTGGCTGTTCTCCCAAAAAAGAAGGTGCGGGTCGTGAAGGTGTTTGCGACGAATCCGCAGTACCTGCACGGGATGACGATGGACGGGAAGGATTGTCTGCTTACGGTCAGGGTCAGAAGCAACAAGAACTTCTTGCCGGGGATGGAGATGGACGTTTTGAGGGGCATGGGAGGGGTCTGGGACTACTGTGGGCCGCTGCCGCGGGCGAGAGGAAGGTGGTAGGGCGATGAAGGCGAAGGCACCACAGCATTCGAAGATGGGAGACATGGCCCGGATTCTAAAGATTCACCGAGTGATGGCGGTAGGATTGATGGAAAGGATGTGGCACTGGGCGGCCGACGAGATCCCGAATGGCGGGATCGGGAAATATGAGGATGCGACGATCGCGGCGCAGTGCTGGTGGCCCTGGCCAAAGCGGGCGAAAGAGTTTATCGAGGCCATGCAGACGGTCGGATTTCTCGACCAGATCCCGACCTGCAGGCTCTACATCCACGACTGGGACCAGCACTGCGATGACTACGTTCATATGCAATTGGCGAGGCGTGGAGAACGATTTGCCAACGGAATCATGCCCAAATTGTCCCGCCTCTCAAATGATGAGAAACAAAGGGCTTTATCTATATTCCGTGCGCAGGACGGCGCACAGTGTGCGCACGCCGTGCGCACTGCCTATGCCTATGCCAGTGCCTATGCCCTCTCTCTCCCTACCCTCTCACGGGGAGGGGGATAATGGGGAGGAGAATCCGGAGGGGAATGGGACTCATGGGACCGATGAGACGAATGATGGTTCCGGGGACGAGGCGCATGGGGTCTTGAAACGGCGGCCGGAGTTGTCGAGGTTGACGTTGGAGCAGGACCTGGTGGCCAGGCAGGGGGTGAAGGGGAGTTTCCCGGGGTACGACTTCCTGGCGGCGGCGCCGGTAATCGCGGCGAAGGCGGTCTTGATGGGGACGATCGAGTGTCCGGGGGCGTGGCTGGCGAAGCAGTACCTTGGCCTCGCAGAGCAGTTCGGGGGTTTTGAGAAAAAAGAAAAAACGGCGGGGGCAACGATCTACAAGGGGCCGACGATGGAGGATGCGTTGAGGGAGGTCGAGGAGGAGGAGAAGAGGATCCGGGAGGGAAAGCCGGCGACGAGAGGCAGGGGGTATCATGGCGGATAGGATTCCACCGTACAGCGAAGAGGCCGAGAAAGGGGCGCTGGGGGCGATGTTGCTCGATCCGATGCGCTTGATCATGGTGGCCCGGAACGAATTGAAGATCAAGCCGGAAGACTTCTACGCGCCGGCACACCAGAAGATATGCCAGGCGATGTTCACGCTGATGGAGAAGGACAAGTGGGTTGACGTTCTGATACTTGGCGAGGCGCTGAAACTGGCCGGGCAACTTGATGCGGTCGGGGGTTCGGCGGCGCTGGACCGACTGATCGACGCGACTCCCACCGAGGCACATGGGGAGTACTACCTGGACATCGTGCGGCAGAAGTCAATCCTGCGGAGGGAGATCAGCCTGGCCCGCGAGATCGAGAGCGAAGCCTACGAGGTGGAACGGGGAGACGAACACGTGGCGACGGTGCCGGGACGTTTCACGGCGATCGTGTCGGAAGTGACGACGGAAGTCTCCAATGCGCAGATCATGGCGAACCGGATGGGCAAATGGCGGGCCGCCAATAAACTGCTTGCGAAGAAGGAGGGGCGTGAGCCGACGACCGCGATGGGGTTGCCAACGCCCTGGGACGAGTTTACGCGAATGCTCTGCGGGGTGGATATTGGCCTGAACATCATTTGCGCCCGACCGTCGGAGGGGAAGACGACACTTGCCGGGGAACTGGCCCTCCATTGGCTGCAGTTGGGGATCCCCGGGGCGGTGCTGGAGATGGACATTACGACGGATCGGTTTCTTCAGCGCTGCGCGCACCGTAAGGCCGGGGTATCCCTGGCGAAAACGAAGCAGGGGTTTTCTTCTGAGCGGCAGTTGGATGACCTTCAGAAGGCGCATGAAGAGATCGGAAAGTATCCGCTTTACATGAACGACTGGGACCGGGATGTAGGGGCGAGTGTGAGTTGGCTCCGGGCGCAAAAGATGAGACACGGAATCGAATGGGCAGTGCTCGACCACATGACGTGCATGACGAATTCCAAGATGGGGACGCAGTGGAACAACCACATGCTTTACGGAGACATTTGCCACCAGTTGAAGTCTCTGGCGCTGAAACTCAAACTGCCGATTGTACTGCTATGGCAACTGACGAAGGCGAACGCGAAAGAAAACCGAAATCCGGTCCTGAGCGATCTGCGGGAGACGGGGAGCGGAGAGGAAGACGCCTCGACGGTGACGGCACTCTATCGGGATTTGAAAGTGGTGAAGGAGATGGAGAAGAACATGCCCGGGAGCACGAAGAATCGCCGGCCGACATACGTGGAGGTCCTGAAGAATCAGGACGGAGAGACAGGGCGACTGCCGTTCTGGTTCCTAGGGAGTTACTTCCAGTTTGAGGAATGCGACGGGTTCGACAAGCTCACCGCAGACGGGTTCGACAAGCTCACCGCAGACGGGTTCGACAAGCTCACCGCAGACGGGTTCGAGTCGAACGGTGTTGGCGACGAACCCCAGTCCGAATTGGCGGAAGAATTCGCGGGGCTCTCAGGAGGGGAAAACGAATGACGACGCCCGCCAACTGGTTCGCCGTGGAGTGGGATCCGCGGGGCGGGGTCAGTTTCCACCACTTGGGGGAAGTCTTGCACCGGAACTGGAAGATCGCGACGGGCAAGGAGGCGGGAACTGGAAAGATCGTCGTGGGATTATTTCCGACGAGTGAGTCGGCGCAGGACGGAGTGCGGACACTAAGGGCGGCAATCAAAGAACGGAGGGATGAACATGGCGGGATTCAGGGACAAGACGGACGGGACGAAGAGTTCGCTACTGGCGCGGGTGAAGGAGTTGGAGGGGGCGCTGGATCGGGCGGTGGACGAACTGGAGCTGATGCGGACGACCTCGACCACGTTGCTTCAGAACATGAGGGCGGCAATCAATGCACACGCGAAGATCGAGGAGATCGCGATGGAGCGGCGCCATTCGATGCTGCTGAAAATGTACATGGGCGTGACTGAGACGCACGTTACGAAGACGGCGTTTCAGGAGATCTGCCGACTGGCGGCGACGTATGCGACGGTATCGAGAAAGACCCAGCGGCCGGGGCGGCCCCTGGTACCGGACCCGGAGAACAATGAACGAGAACCAGCATAGCCGGGCGATCGCACTGCTTCAGGAGCAAATCCGGGTTTATGAGGCAAACGGCCGGCTGGAGGACATGGAACCCGGCGAGAGGGCAAGGGAGGCGGCGGCGATCGCGGAGTTGCGGGAGAGTGTGAAGGCGCTTGAATTTACTCAGCCGGTGGACTGGACGGGGACCGTTCCGGACGTTGTCCCAGCGAAAGCAATTCCTACCACCGGCTGAGGAACCGAGGAGAATGCCATGACGAAACGGATCCAGAGAAAACGGACGAAGGGGTGGCGAATGCCGAAGGGCGCGGTCTATGTGGGGCGGCCGACGAAGTGGGGGAACCCGTTTCAGAAGCAGAGCGCATGGGGAAAGGAGTATGGCGTTCCGGAGACCAGTCCGGACATGCTGGTGGCGTTGTTCGTCTGGAACATTACCCTCTGGCGGGTGCATGAGCCCGCGGCCTATGAGAAGTGGATCGCGCCACTTCGAGGGAAGGACCTGGCGTGCTGGTGCCCGATTAACGGCGCGCCATGTCACGCGGGTGTGCTTCTTCGACTCGCACGAGTTCCGCCCATGTGCTGATCTACCCACCGCCCCGGCCGGCGGGAAGGAGGCAAGATGAAACGCAGTTGTGGAAAATGTATACAGCGGTTCCAATGTGCTAGCTATTGCGGCGGCTACGACCCAATCCGCAAACGCAAAAAGAAACCCATCGCGCCTAAGGAGGGGAGTTGCGATAGGTGCATACGCAAGGACACCTGTGCCGAGACAAAGGCAGAGGACTGTCCGTGGCTCATACACGCCGGGCGTCAGCCTTGAGCGGTAGCGAAGCTAGTTTGCAAGCGGTTGTTGGCAGAAAGGCGGACCAATGAGAACAGCAAAGCAAGATGAACTGGCAGAGAAGCACGGTACGCCAGAACAGTTTGAGAAGGCGATTTGGAAGGCGTACTCCGACTTGTTCATATCGCACGAAGAGGCGACATCCGCAATTCGACGGTATCAGACCGAGTGGGATGACGCTTCTACAGGTTACGCCGCCAACGCCCGGAACGAAGAACTACACGACCAGTGCTGCGACGAGATGGCCTGTCCGTTCTGCGGAGAGACGAACTTCGACGCGACCGGTCTCAAGATTCATCTGCTCGCAGGCCACTGCAAGGAGTTCAACGCCGTTTCAACGGATGTTCCAAGAACACGAGAGACCAACGCCGAGCCTGAGCCTCGGCGAGCTTGCGAGCCGTAGTGCTCCAGGCTCTTGTTGGCGGTTTGATCGAACAACGAAAAGGAGAATGACGATGACGACGGAAGAACACAAGAAGCGACACGCGGAACTGCACAAGGCGCTGGATGAACTGCTTGCCGACTGGATCGGCGCAACCGAGGGACTGCCGAGCAAAGCAAGCATTCTTGACCTCGTGACGTGGTCTCACGCACAGACTGAGAACCCAGACCATGACAGCGGCAACTGATACCGCCAACGCCCCGCTTCAAACTGCGAGCGGGACGCGAGCTAGTTTGCAAGCGGTTGTTGGGGATGTTTATTGAATTCAAAGCACGAGGAACCCATGGAGGAACGAAGTTGAGACTGAACCTGCTCAAACGTAAAATCTGTTTTTGGATAGCATTTAAGACAGAAGCCGTTGTCTTCCGGCTTTTCAAATCCTCGATAGTGTCCAGCGAGTACCCAGTGGGTACTGTGATTCTCGCTGGTAATCCAATTGGCGGTCGTCGTGACATGATTGAGAAGACTCTGAAGTTTGTCCAGAAGGCCAAGCGCAGTGATAATGCGCTTGGCGATTGCGTCGTCGGTGATGATGACGACTTCGCCAACGGGGAGAACGTATTCTTCTCGTTTCATTTTCATATCCCCAACGCCCCGCTTCAAACTGCGAGCGGGACGCGAGCTAGTTTGCAAGCGGTTGTTGGACATTCTGATGTTTGATGAAAGGAGGTGCAAAGTGGAAAAGGAAATATTCGTGATAGTCTGTTTCCTGGTAGGAAATGTGTTTGGGTCATTATTCATTGCCCCCCGTTTGTGCGATTGGCTGTGGAGACGCGAAGAGAGGAAGCAAACGCTGGCATTGAGCGGCCACAAAAGCCGCAGGAAGGAAGGTTGACATGATGGACATGAACGTAAAACGGCTTGTCGAATTGCATGGTATGTTATTGCTTTCTGAGGATTCATTCCTCTCGTTCCAACGCCGCCTTGCGGCGTTCTGCAAGCGTCAAAAGATATTCTCCCAATTCTTTACGGTCGAGCTTCGATCCACAAGATGGGCAACTACCGTTATGACGTTCAAACCAACGAAACGTTTTCTGAAAGTGCTTCGGGCAACCGAGACACTTAAACGTGAACACAGTCGGGTCCGCCCGACTGCAACGAAGGGCATTTGAAATGATCTGCTTTTCTTGGTCTTTCATTATGCTCTCCAACGCCGCGTTGACGGGCGGCGAAGCCGTACCGTCGAACGGCGTGGTTGGCAGTCTGGATCGGGGGAAGAAATGAGCGAGTACGGGACGTATGACGAACTGGTTGACCAACTGCGCAAGCTCCAGTCCGAATACGCTGGGACGCTAGCGCGGCATGGCCGATTCTGCTCCGGTGTGGTGTATGCCGCGTTCGGGCACACGAACGCACTCACGCACGAACAGATTGTCGCGTCTCTGCGCACACTGCGCGAGGACGCTCGCGGCATTCCTCGCGCAAGACGATCTTCCGAACGAACAGGTCAGGCGCGATTCAGCCGCGCCGGGAAGGAAGCCATGACAACAGAGACAACGCCACTCGGCGCGGGTGAATCGTCGCCTGCACCTGATGGTTCGCGGTGCATTTCATGCGGCAAGACACTGCCCGATGGTGTCAAGACGGCGTGCGACCGTTGCCTTCACATCTACGTCTTGCTAAGGGCCATAGACGAGATGGACGCCGAAGTCGAAGAACGGCGCAACCGCGATCCAGCGAACGCCCCGGCTGAGTCTGCCTTGCCCGGAGAAAGGAAATCATGAAATACAAGAAAGCGGCGGGCAAGGCTAGCCTCGACCCGCTGGTTGGCCCATCCTTGCGTAAGGGCAATGAGCGCATTTCGATCCTGGCCCTTCTGGGGCAGGACGTTTACGGGTGGCGAGTCCGACTTGCTCACTCTCCACAATGCTGGACGCTACTGCACGTCTATCGAGAGAGGGACCGGTTGCTGTGGACGTACACCAGCGCAAACGATGCCCGTTGGGCAACGGCCCGCAACACCTACACGGCTGGATTGCCGATTCCGATGTGGGCCAACACGACGGGTGAGGCTGCCTTGCCCGCCAGAAAGGACGCATGAAGCCGAAGACGCGCAAAGCGGCGGGCAAGGCTAGCCTCCACCCGCTGGTTCTGCGCCGACTGTCGAATGCCGAATTGCTTCGCCAAATCGGGGAGATCGACGGCATCGGATTGCGGCACGTTGGTGAGCACTCGCTCGCCGTGAGCATCGAAATAGGCGGTCGGTTCATTGACGTGATCCGCGACAGTGGCTCGTGCATCTCTCACCACATCACGCGCATTGGGCTGGGTGAAGCCCTTGCGCAGAACGTTCCGGGTGAGTCTGCCTTGCCCGGAGAAAGGAAAGCATGAACAAGAAAGCGACGCGGGGCAAGGCTAGACTCGACCCGATTGTTCGGCTGCCGCGTGGATTTGGCCGCTTGCCGCGACTGCCGAAACTTCCTCCGGGACTGGCAGAGATATTCAGCAAGCCGCCCGATCCGAGTGAAACTTTGCCAAGGGAACTCTTTGAACCTGAAACACGGCAGGGATTCATCGCTCAAGCGATGTGGGACGAACCGGAGAGGGATTGGTTTGACGTTGCGCCAATGGTCAAGACGGCACCGGACGCCGCGAAAGTGTTGGAGGATTCACAGGCGGAGTTCGAGAAACGCCGCCACCGGCCTGAGTGTGTGCGCAAGGGCATCGTAGCGACGCGAATTGTGCGACGCACAGTGACGGATGAACCGTGGCCGAACGCCCCGGCTGAGGCGCGGCGTAGCCGTAGCCTCCAGCCGGATGTTGGGCGATCCGAACTGAAAGGTGGTGAGGCATGAACATGGAACGAATGCGGGTGTGGTGGAGCAACCTGAAGCATTGGAAAACTGGGCGCGCCGTGCGCGACCTGACACGCGCCTTCCGAAATGATGACGGCTTTGTGCTGGTGTGGAAATGCACGATTGCCTGCACGCTGATGGACCGAACACGACTGACGCACGCCGAGGCGAACGAAGCCGCTGACGAATTGATGAGGACGCTGTTTCAAGTGAAGCCCAACACCAATGCCGTCAGGGGCGCGGCGGAGCCGCGTACCCTGGACGGGCTGGTTGGGCATTCCGAATCGAAGGGAGCGTGACATGGACATCGAGACACTGACCAAGGAACTGAAGGCGCACGGCGAGCGTCTGGCAGAAGCGGACGCGCTGCGCGAGTCCGCGCTGACGCTCCCCGGCTGCCCGCCCGGATTCGCGAGCGGTCCGCGTGACAGGATCGAGTGGACGGCGCGCTGGGTCCGCGAGCACTGGGACGACGCCGGGGCGCTACGCAAGGCCGTGCAGGAACGTGACGCTGAGAAGCGCCGCGCCGACACGGCAGAGGCCCGCGTGACCGAACTGGAGGCAACGATGGCGAGCATTCGCGCTGTGTTGCCCAACGCCCCGCTTCAAACTGCGAGCGGGACGCGAACTAGTTTGCAAGCGGTTGTTGGAACGGAGGGAACATGAACAAACAGGATGTTAAGAACTTGAAGTGGTTGCGGAAGAAATGGCTTGAAGCGGGCAACAACCCGAAACACAAGATGGACTTTCGATGCGGTGCCAGTTACGCACGCGCAACATCTTATATCTGCTGGAACGAAAAGGGGAAAAGCAATTTGCCAGTGAAGAGTTCCAACGCTGGCATTGAGCGGCCAATGAAGCCGCAGAAGGAGGTTTGATATGAGCAAGGACGTGAGCGCGGCTTCATTGGTACGCTCGGATGCCTTGTTGGTGCATCCGTTCCAGTTTCCTCCGTTGCCGAAGCACAAGACGATCATGGGCATAACCATCATCGAGAACCCGCTGTTGCCTCCCGGCTCCGCCATGCTGACCGATGGCAAGACCGGGGTGATTCTTCGTAGCACCAACGCTGGTGGTGAGGGGCGCGGCGCTTCGCCGCGTACCTCTCCACCACCTTGTTCGGTTGTCCATCAATGCCCTCCCGACGGGGCTGGCGTGATGCCGTGCTGTGGCCGCACGCCGTTCGAGGTGCCACGGACTGACCGGATGACGGCTGACGCATCGGCTGTGACCTGTAAACCGAACGCCCCGCTTCAAACTGCGAGCGGGACGCGAGCTAGTTTGCAAGCGGTTGTTGGCCTTACGAAATCAGACAAGGAATTTCTGGCCGACTGTCCGAAAGGACGCTGGTTTTCCGAAGACGAGATGGTCCTGTGGAGGAGATACCAATATCGGTTACGTCGATTGGACGTGGCGGGTGTAGCCGAATGGCGAGGAGGAGGAGTAGTTGGTTGCCGAGAGTATCACATTAAGGCCAACAATGCCGTCAGGGGCGCGGCGGAGCCGCGTACCCTGGACGGGCTGGTTGGCGGAACGAATGAAAGGAGCACGAAGTGAAACTGTGGCATATCAGTCAGACGGTGAACCAAGGATACGACACCTACGATTCTGCGGTGGTCGCCGCAGAGACGGACACCGAGGCGAAGATCATGCATCCTAGGGATGGATCGGTCATCAAGCCGGAACCATTCAGCGATTGGGTGGGCGATCCGAACGCGGTGCAATGCGAGTACATCGGCGAGGCCAAGGACGGAACGCAGAAGGGCGTGATATGCGCGAGCTTCAACGCTGGATGAGCATCGCCAACGCCCCGCGTCAGACTGCGAGCGGAGCGAGCTAGTCTGCACGCGGATGTTGGACTCTGACATGACACCGAAACAGAGAGGCAAGAGGATGCGGAGGAAGTGGCGAGCGTTCATTTACGCCCGCGACGGATTCCGCTGCGCCTACTGCGGCGGCGTCTTTGCCGAGGACCAACTGAGCATTGACCACTTCTGGCCGACAAAGCACGGCGGGTCCGATGACCCGGCAAACATGGTGACGGCGTGCCGGGCCTGCAACGCCCTGAAGGACGCGTTGCCGCCGCTGTTCTTCCGGGCGCACCGGGCGGCCCTGGCGGCGGCGATGCAGGCGGAGGCGGCCATGTGTGTAGCAGTTCACCGCGATGAGTCCAACAACGCATTGAGTGAAAACCGTCGCTAGGAGCGAATACTTATGTGTAGCAAGTCGTACTGGGGCAAGAGGAAGCGGAAGCGGAGCAATCGCGGACAACATGGAGCCGATTGCCGTTGGAGGAAGTACCACGAGAAACTGGCCGGGGAACCGGTGCGGACGGACCGGGTTATTGAGATCACGATCAGGGACAGCCACCGGCCCATGACGGTGATCCGGCTTCGGCGCGAGCAGAATGACGAGGGGCGCTGGGGACGGTGGCGCGGAATTGGCAAGACGGCCCTGGGGCCCAGCGGAGTGGGGAAGTTGATCGGGAAATATCTGGAATGAAAATCCAAAGTCATCCGGTATTGCCGGCGCCGTGTCTGTCGGAGATCGAGGGGCAAATGGCGGCGGCGGGATGTGACGCGGAGACGGCACTACGAAGACTGCTGGAGAAGCGGGCAAAGGTGATCGCCGGGGAACAGTACGACCCGCTGCGATGCGGGTGGGAACCTTCGATCTGGCTCGTGGTCCGGGCGCTGCTAGATTGGCCCTGGTGCCATAAGGGGTGGGAGGATGAGATCAAAAGACGACTCGGAATGACGTGGGAGGAGTTTAAGGGGGCGATGCGAAGAAGACTGGGTTTCTCCGAACCTGTGAAAATGGTCCTGGTCCTGGGGGGACAACGGTCGGGGAAGAGCGAACTGGAAGCGAAACTGAGCATGGAGATGATCGCGAACCGACCGAAGAGCACGGTAGTGGCGATGCACATGAGCCAGCCGCGAAGCGTGATGGAACAACAGCCACTGTTCTGGAAACACATGCCGCCGGAGTGGCGGAAACAAGTCCAGACGGCGGAGGCGTATATCAAGTACAAGTTGAAGACGGGGTTTGCGGATGGATCGTTCATTACACCGATTCTGAGCCAGGGACGCTTTGTGAATTACACGCAGGACATGGACACGGCGGTCCAAGGCCTGGAACTGGACCTCGTGACGCCGGATGAATTGATCCCGCCGGATTGGATCGAGAACCTGGTGTATCGATTGGCCACCCGGGCAGGGAAGGGGTTGATCGGGTTTACTCCGGTGAACGGGTACACGCCCAGCGTGCAGATATTCCTGGAGGGCGCGACTGTGGCGATGGCAGCGCCGGCGTACCTGTGTCCGAAGGACGGAGGAGACCGGCTGGAATGGAAGGCGCTGGGACTAAGCGAACAGGAGTACGGGGAAATTGTGGAGGCAGTGCGGGAGAAACGGGCGGCCATGGCGCCGGAGAGCAGGCCGGAGGACGTGCTGGAGTGGCTGGACAAACCAGCCGCCCCGACCGAATTCGGGGCGGCTGGAACCGGACCGGGAGGGCGGCCCGACGCGCGAACATTCGAGACGATGCCGAGGGTGATGAGATGCCGGGATCCACGGAAGGCGGTGGTGTTCTTCTGGAGCAGCGATAATCCGTATGGGAACCCGAAGGAGGTGGCGGCGGATTTGCGGGTGAAGACGACGGGGGGAATGGGGGGAGTGAAGGAACGGTTCTACGGACTTCCGGACCGGGTGGCACATGGGAAGTTCCCGAAGTTCAAACGGGCAGTGCATGTGGTGCCGGCGGCGGCGATTCCGACGAAGGGACGGAATTACCTGTTTCTGGATCCGGCGAGCGGCCGGAATGTGTTTATGACATGGATCCGGGTGAACGATGGGAAAGCCTATGTGTATCGGGAATGGCCGGGAGGATACTGGGTGCCGGAGGTGGGGGTGCCCGGGCCCTGGGCGATTCCAAGCGGACGGAAGGAAGGTTTGAACGACGGGGCGCGGGGCGAAGGTCAGGGACCCTGGGGATTCGGGACGCTGAGATTGAAGTTCGAGATTGCGAGAGTGGAGGGATGGAGAGAGCATGGCGCATGGCGCATGGCGCATGGCGGGGAGAGCAGAGAGCAAAGGGCGGAGAAGAACGGGACGAATGAAAGAGATCGAGTGCCAGACAACGAGGAACTGGATGGCTGGGAAGAAGGCGGAGAAGATGCGGAGTTGATGGAGGGGCGATATGTGGACAGCCGGGCGGCGACGAATCCGAGAATGGAACGGGACCGGCCGGTGACGTTGCAGACGGACCTGGAACGGATTGGACTGTACTTCGATTTGACGCCGGGAAACGATATCGGGGATGGAATTGGCCGGATCAATGGACTACTGGATTACGCGACTGTCCCGGGCGACACGGAGGGGACGAATTTCCTTAACGCGCCGCGATTGTATTTCAGCGACGCCTGCGAGAACACGATCTATGCGATGGAGAACTGGAAGTGGACGGACGGTGAACATGGGGCGTGCAAGGATCCGGTGGACAATATCCGGTACTTCGCGGACCTGGGTTTGATCGACGAGGAGGCGGACGGGCAGAGGGAGCGGGGGGGAATGGCCTACGGCCATGCAAGGGGCGGGGGGCACTGGGCATGGCGACGGAAGGGGCGGAGGTTGCCGCCGGCGACGATTGGCGGGAAGGCGTGCCGGATCTAGTCGCATGGCGCATAAGGGGGATCGATGAAACCACTTTTGCTCAAACGGGGGGATGTGATGCGGGAGTATGGGGTGAGTGATTATCTGATGCGGAGAATGCAGAAGTGTTTGAGCAGGGTGCGGATTCCGGGCTACAAGTGCCGGCTGTATCGCCGGGGGGATGTGGAGGAACTTGTCTGCCGAAACAGGGGGCATGGCGCCCCGACCGAATTCGGGGCGGAGGCGAAATGAACGCAGAGCATCTTGCGTTCCAGCGGGACAAGCCCGCTGGGGACAATCTTGCGTTCCAGCGGGACAAGCCCGCTGGGGACGGAAAGGAGAAATATGAAGCGGATTGAGCGATGGGTGATGGGGAGGGTGGCGGATCGGGCGTTGAAACGGGTGGGGGTGATGGAGAAGGGGAAGATCCTGGAGGCGCTCGGGGCGGGCGAGGAGAGTCCGCTGGTGAAGGCGGTGCTGAACCTGGCGGCGGGCCGGGAACAGGAGGCGCGGGAGATGTGTTCGATGCGGGTACAGAACGCCGAGGACCTGCGCTTCAACAGCGGGAAACTGGCGGATGCGGTCGAGTTCCAGGAGGAACTGATTGCGCTGGTGACGAAGGCGAGCCAGGCGAAGAAGGGATAGAAGCGAGAAAAATTTCATTTATCTATCGATGGTGGTGAGGGGCGCGAGTCTGCGAAGCGTACCTCTCCACCACCTTGTTCGGCGATTGATCGAAAGGAGACAAAGTGAAGACAAAAACGGAAGGTCGGAAGGTGAGTCTGAACGGACTACGACTCTCATGCAGAAAGTGCAAAGCGGAATATGAGTTGGAAGACAGCGACATGAATTCTCCGTTTCTCTGTCACGATGACAGGGGAGTCAGGGGATTCGTGTGTCCAAACTGCTTGGCATTCATGTTTTGTCGTCCGCCGAACAGGGTATTATGCGTTGAAGTGCGTTGAAGTGCGTTGAAGTGCGTTGAAAAGGGCGAAAGGTATTCCTTTCGCCCTTTTGCTTTGGGAAAATGTCGGCAATCAGAGCGGGGTAGGTCCCCGCACCTTACGGGGAGGTTATCCCCGGTGAAACTCTACGTGGGAGACGAACCATGGACGGTAAAGAAGTAACCGAACCGGCGGGGACCGGGGCTGAGGTGGCAGACGGCGCAACGGGCGCCGAGACGGTTGAAGGCGATGAAGGGGCGGCAGGGGCCGCGGGCGCTGAAGAAACCGAAATCGCGGAAGGCGCGGAGACGACGGATCCCGACCTGGTGAAGAAGGACGAGGTTAAGGGGCTGACGGCCGAGGCGCAGGAAGCGGTGAACCGACGGATCGGCAAGGTGGTGGCGCGGGAGAAGACGGCCATCGAGCGGGCGGAGACGGCGGAAACGGAGTTGGAGGCGGCCAGGAGCAAACTCGACAGCGGTCTCCCGGAACTGGTGAAGCGGCTGGGCCTGCATGGCGACTTGGTCACCAAGGCAGAGGCCGAGACGATTGACCGGTACGGGAAACTGAGGGCACAGCGAAGTTGGTGCCGCCAGCATGAGGACGGTTACGAGGGGCGCGGGGAAGGCGATCCCAGCGTGGACGCGAAGACGGTCCGGCAACGGCTGGTGCAGATCGAGGACGAACTGGACGACATGGGTTCGACGGCGAAGGAGATCCAGGCGCGGGTCGAGAGACAGGCGCGGGAAATCTGGGCGGCGGGGCAGAAGGCCCTGAAACAGAGGCCAGAGGTCAGAGGTCAGAAGTCAGAGACCGGGAAACCGAAGGCCGTACTGAATCCTCCGAAGATTCCGGGTGGGACGGGAACGCCGAAGGCGCCGGCGAGCACGAAGAAGGCGCGGACGGGGTTCGATCAGGCGGAGTTCAAGAAGGACGGGGGCGGGAAATCCGCTCTGGAGAAACAATTCGAGAAACTTTACGGGCCATGAACCAGAGTTCGCCGGAACATCCGCCGAACACGGTTCATGGTAAATGCCCGTTGCAACAATAGGAGCAGTGACCATGTCAGGACTGTATGAGGTTGATGTTGTCGGGAAGATTCAGGAAATCAATGACGCCATCTATATGGCGGACTCGGCGAAGACGCCGATCACGCGGATGATGCCGCGCGGGAAGAAACCGAAGCAGATGCTCTGCGAGTGGGAAGTGCAGAAGTATCCGGATCGGAAGTTCACGGGGACCGTGGACGGGACGGACGTTTCGGCGTACACGCACACCACGCCGACCAAGGTGCAGGGTTATGCCATGATCCTTCGGACGGAAGGCTGGATGGCGACCATGCTGACGCAGTTGATCCGGGCAGCCGGGGTGAAGAACGCGCAGGCGAAACAGGCGGCGGATGACGCGGTGATCCTGGCACAGATGCACGAGAAGCAGATCCTCTCCACGGTGGACACGGCGGTGGAAAGCGGCGGGACGCCGTACCGCAGCCGCGGGATCGGGTCCTGGCTGAGCGACTCCGAGCAGGGCGTGTTGCCGGTGAACGCGAGTTTCCGGCCGGCCGCGGCGAACAACTACACGGGCGCGATCGCGAGTTTCGCGCCGTCGAGTCTGATCACGATGCTGACGAGCATGGCCGGGGAGAAGAAGGGCCCGGTGGATCTGACGGCGGTGGCCGGTATCGAGCTGAAGGGCCAGATGAGCACCTGGCCGCAGAAGTCGATCGGCAGCGACGTGGGGGTGTCGAGCCTGATGGCCTACAACCTGGACGCGAGCGACAAGAAGCTGATCCAGGCGGTGGATGAGTTCGAGTTCGACGCGGGCACGGTGCGGGTGATCCCGAGCTGGTACATCGCCTGCACGGAAGGCACGGGCGCGGCGAGCGCCTATACGCCGAAGTCCGGGTACTTCCTGGACCTGACCATGTGGGAACTGTGCTTCCTGCTTGGCGCCTCGACCTTTGAGGGCGTGAATGCCGGCGGCGGACCGCGGGGCTGGCACGAGCTGGTCTCGATCCTGAAATGCCTGAACCCGCAGGGGCAGGGCATGGTGTTGACGAACAGCTAGGAGCAAAGAGCAGAGAGCAGAGGGCAGAAAACAGAGTGGGCTGGGCGGGACCCGGCCCACTCTGATTCAGAGCGAGACAAAACAAGTAGCGGGAGGGGCGAACGATGAAGAAGATTCTGGGATGTGTGATGGGAGTGGTGCTGGCGATGGCGCTGACGTGCCAGGGTGCGACGTTTCGGCCATTGCCGAACGAGTCGAAGGCGGATATGGGGGCGACCCATGTGGCGGTGATTACGTCGGCGGATCTCGCCGGCGCGACCACGAACACGTGCACGATCACCAACGTGGTGACCGCCGCGAAGCAGGGATATGAACTGGTGGCCATGGTGCTCGTGACGGCGTTTGTGGACAACGCGACGAACGCGCACGCCAGCACGGCGATCATTGTCGGTGACGGCGACGATGACAACCTGTACCTGACGAGCACGGAACTGAACAGCGTGGGGACGGAAGTGTTTCTGAAGTATGGGCGCGACGCGGAAGCCGTAACCATTACGAATGTGGTTGGTACGACAACGAATACCTACATCGTTCGTTCAGCGGAAAGCGTGGCGGCCCCTGCGTATGGACAGAAACTCTACACGGCGGCCGGGGCGATCAAGACCACCTTCACCGGGACAGCCGCCTATGCGTTGAGCACGCTGGATGCCGGGGAAGTGCGGCTGTACTTCCGGGTCAAGGACGCGGCCAAGAGCAATCCGTAAGAAGTCGGTCGGATCGGACAGATCGGACGGATTTCGATGGGATACACGCGAAAGCAACTGGACGAGGCGCGGGCGTTCGATGCGTCAATGGCGCGGGACAGGTTCAAGTTGCAGCCATTCAAGGGGGGGAGACTGAAGCGACAGCTCAGTCTCCCCGCTTTCTTCAACTGCATGCGGGATTGCCCGCCAGGCACGCCGCCGGAGGAACGAAACAAGTACCTGGCCGACAATGAACGCCTCTACCTGGACCACAATGAGCAGAAATCGGCGGGATGGAAGAACCGAATGGGACGGGTGAAGGAGAAAATCGTTTACGGGAAACATGGCGAGAAACGTGTGCTGAGGTGCGCATAGGGCGACCTGCCGGTCGCCCGTACGGAGCAATATGGCAGAGGTGGAGAAAATCGATACGGTGGCGGGCGACGGGGGATCGGGGAAGGTGTCGGAACCGTTGCTGGCGAAGATGAAGGAGGAGATCGAGGCGATCGTGTCGGACGCGAAGCGGGATCTGTGGGCGACACGACTCGATGCGGAAGATACGCGGCTGGCACGGTGGGCTGGCCAGAGCGCGGACGGGCTGAAGCATGAGGTGGACCTGGGGGACGTGCCGGAGCCGTTCGAGGGAGCAAGCGACATTCGGGTGCGGCTGGCGGACATGCTGACGAATGAGGAGGTCATGCTGTGCGTGGTGAGCGCGCTGAGGGCGCAGGTAATTTTCAAGGGGGTGGAGTCGAACGACGCGGCGCAGGCGGGAAACTGTTCGATCGTGCTGCGGTGGGTGTTGCGGAACCAGTTGGGAATCGCCTGGATCGAGGAACTGGCGAAACTGGCGAACTACGTGAGCGGGGATTCGCCGGGGCTTGGCTTTATGAAGATCTGGTGGCGCAAGGAGAAGGCGCTTCGGATGGAGAAGCTGACGGCCGACGAACTGATGCGGATGTATGTGGAACGGGTGGTCGAACAGTTGGCATCCGCCTCCGCCGGGCCTACGGCGGACGGTTCGGCGGTAGCCGAACCGGAGGGAGCGGAGACACTTCTTGAGCAGGCGCGGGCGGCGGCGGAGAGTTTCCAGGCGGCGTTGCAGGATCCGGCGCTGGGTGAAGAACAGTTGACGGGGCTGATGCTGGAGTTCTTCCCCGGAATCCAGGAGGCGCGGGCCGGGAAGGTGATCCGGGAATTGAGGATGACGGGCAAGGCGGAGTTCCCGGTACCGTATGTGAAACACAATGGACCGTGCGTCCAGAGCAAGCGGCTGATGGAGAACTGGTTCATTCCGTCGAATATGGGGAATTTCCAGGACGTCCGGATGTGGTTTGAAAACGAATGGCTTTCGGAACCGCAACTGCGCGAACGCGAGACGAGCATGGAGTACGATCCGGACTGGGTGAAGGAGGTACTGAAACACGAGGCGGTGGCGGCTTTCCCGGACTTTGTGAAGGATAAGATGGGGAAGATCGTGGCGCGGAACGCGGATTATTACCGGGGCCTCTACAATGTGGTGACGTGCTATTTCGCGGCGGTGAACGAGGACGGGGCGCCGGGCCGATACTTTGTGACGTTGCACCAGGAGGTGGACTTTCCGGCGCACGAACGGACGCTGGTGGATTACGAGCACGGGAAGTATCCGGGGCACGTGGTGCGGCGGGAGATGACTTCGGACCGGGCGACGGATAGCCGCGGGATCCCCGAGGTGGCGGGGCCGCACCAGGGGATCACAAAACTGTTGGCGGACAGTTTCGGGGACCACGCGCAGATCGCGGGAGTTCCGCCAATCGTGACGCACGGCCGACAACGGGAAGGGGCGTTGCGGATCAAGCCGCTGATGGAACTGCAGGCGAAGCGGGACGGGGATTACAAGTGGCTGCAGCCGCCGGCCTATCCGGTGACGCTGAAGAACATGCTGACGGAGCTGCGCCGACAGACGGACGAGTATTTCGGGCGGACGAATCCAGAAGTGGGCGCGGACGTGGTTAGCCTGCACAAGGAATTCCGGGTGATGTGGTGGCTGGCGAATGTCCGGGAGATCCTGAGCCAGATATGGGCGCTTTGCCAACAGTACATGCCGAACGAGGTTTTGCAACGAATCACGAACGCGCAGGGCGAGCCGGTGGCGCGGACGGTGGAAGACATCCAGGGGCAATACGACCTGGAGCTCGTGTTCGACGCGCGGGACATGGATCCGGCATTCCTGGCGGACATCGCCAAGACGGTGAAGGACCTGCTCATTGCGATGGACCGGGACAAGACGATCAATACGAGCCCGATCGTGGCAAGCCTTCTGTGGCGACTGGCGCCGGATATGGCGGAGATGGCTTTGCGGCCGGTGGACGTGGCGTTGCAGAGCGAGATCGAGGCGGAGAAGCGGGCGTACCTGGAGATCCGGGGCGGATCGGAACCGGAACTGCCGGACGACGGGAGCATCAATTACCAAGTGCGGAAGCAGTGGTACGACGACCAGGTGAAGGCGAACCCGGCGATGTTCGCCGATATGGCCGAGGACAAGACGGCGATCCTGGCAAGCCGGCTGCAGAGGATGGGTGTTCTGGCGGAACAGTACGGGGAGAATGTGGACATTGGCAGACAAGGCGGGAAGACCGCGCTGCCGGCGGAACCGCCGGCGGCATAACAGGAGGGGCGACCGGCCGGTCGCCCGAACAACGGGGGAATGAGCGATGAATAACGTGAGAGTGGCGAATCTGGAACTGAGCCTGGCGCCGACGCCGGGAGCGGTGATGCAGCAGGTGGCGGTTGATACGGTGGTAAGTCTGGCGGCGCTGAAGGCGGCGACGTGCGCGGTGAAGATCACGGTGGCGACGGCGGCGATCCGGGTGACGTTCGACGGGGTGACGGCCCCAGTGGGCACGACAACGGGCCACTACTACGCGGCGAACACAAGCGACGTGTGGAGCAAACAGATGGCGGCGGCGGCGATCATGATCAAGGACGGTGGAAGCGCCGGGGCCGTGAGCGCGACTGAATTGACGATGGCGTAGCGGCGCGGACGCGCCGCAGAGGTCAGAAATCAGAGGTCAGAGGTCAGAAGTCAGAGGTCAGAATGAGAACATGTTCGGCAAAACGGGTGTTCGAGGCGATCGTGCGGCTGGAGGGGATGGATCCGGACACGGCGAACCTGACGGCCGGGCAACGGGCGTTGCGCGCGGAACTGGTGAACGATCGTATCGCGATCGGCTGGGAGTATGCGTTCTGGCAGGAGACCATGGCGGTAGAGGCGCGGTGGTACCGGGAGATCTATGCCGCGGACGCGAACTACATCACGGATGATGAAGTGTTTTACGAGGATGTGGACGGGAACCAGGCGTATTACAAGAGTCTGCAGGACGGCAATGTGGGACAGACGCCGGTGTATGCGGCGGACACGGCGTGGTGGCACCGGATCCTGGCGGAAGACGATTTTCTCCGGTATGTGGCGTTCGATCAACCGGACGAGACCGTCATACACCGGGTGGACTGCGCCGCGGCGGTGTTCGACCGGGACCCCAGGGTGTACCGGGACGCGGGGAGGATGCGCGATGTTCGGCTCCTGGACGATCGGGTGGTGGTGGAAGACGCACTGGCGCCCGTAAACCCCTGGGTGCGGTTCCAGAAGACTCCCCCCGAGGTATCGTGGACGGAATGGTCGGCCGCCGTGAACTACGCGATCGGGGATCTGCGTTATTCCTCGACAACGGGCCAGAGTTACGTGGCGCTGCTTCCGAGCCTGAACAAGAACCCGACGAGCGAGACGGAATACTGGGAGGAGGTGGGATTTCCGCAATTTCTGCTGCCCTATGTGAAACACGCGGTGGCAAGCGACCTGATGCAGGAAGACGATGGCAAGTACAAGGAGCGCGCCACCGCCGAGGCGGAACTGGAACGGATGAGCGACGTGTTGATGGAGGCGGAGGGGCAACAGAGACAGGCGCGATTCCGGTAGGGGCAACCCGCGGGTCGCCCGTACTACGGAGGAGCGAGATGAAGCGAACGATTTTGATGGGAGTGTTGGCGTTGCTGACCGGGCCGACGTTTGCGCAGTGGCCGCGGCCGGTGCAGACGGTGGGGACGGTGCAGAGCAATGAGGTGGCGATATTCTCGGACGCGACCGGTCGGTATATCAAAAGCGGGGGCACGGGACTGGTAAGCCAGGCGCAACTGGGGGACCTGACGGGGACGGTGGCGCAGGTGCAGGCGGACGTGAACGTCCTAAAGACCAACACGGCCACCCAGGCGCAGGGTATCGCCGGGACCAACGCCCAGGCCATCCTCAACACCCACACGGGGGCCGTGGGGGTCGCGGTTCACGGCCTCGGCTCGGCGTCAACCAACAGCACCAGCGACTTCGCCACGGCGGCGCAGGGCATCGCGGCGACGAACGCCCAGGGCCTCCTCAACACCCATACGGGGGCCGTGGGAGTCGCGGTTCACGGCCTCGGCTCGGCGTCAACCAACAACACCGGCGACTTCGTCGCCGCCTTCACCTCGGCGTGGAAGATCGTCTATTCCGGCGCCAACACGCAGAAGGTGGAACTCGCCATGGGCGCGCCGAACGCGTACCTGAAATCCACGGGGCTGAACGGTGCGCCGACATGGTCGGCGGTATCCGCCAACGCAACCAATGTGTCGCTCGCCGATTTGACCGATGTGATCACGAACACATGGATGCCGGTAGGAGACGGAACCCACCTGGTTATGCGCTCGCCGGCATACGTGAGGACGAATCTATCGCTCATTGCTGGAATCGACATTCAGGCGTACAACACGAATCTGACCAGGTTCACCACGAATCTCATGGGGTACGTTTTGGAGAATGATGGGGCCGGTTCCGGCCTTGACGCTGACCTGCTGGACGGATTCAGTTCCGCCGAGATATTCGCCGGCTTGCAGGTAGGCGTACTCGTCGCCACCAACGCGGGTACTCCCGGACAATCCTGGTTTTACTCGCAAGGCTCGCCCACGGGAGTGATGACGGGTTACATGGCAGACGCGGCAGGTGGCACTGGCGGCGGGGCAGATGCGGCGAGCACCAACTATTTCAGGAACTTTCAGAATCAGACGAACCTGCCGGCAAAGTTCTCAGCGGCGACCAACGCCGACTATGCCACGGTTTCGGGGATAGCCAGCAACCTGACAGCGGCGCAGAGCAATGCGTTTGCCACCGCTGCCCAGGGCATCGCCGCGACCAACGCGCAGAACGTGGCGACCGGTCACGTCGCCCGAGTGGACAATCCGCATGCGGTCACGGCGGCTCAGGTCGGCGCGGTAACGAACAACTCTCCGAGTTTCACCTTTGTCTCTGGAAGTTCCACGGGTACATTGTACCTGACAACGGAAACGGGTGGTCCGGTGTTTCGGATGGCATGGTCGGATGGAACCACAAACACCTTCATGCGGGATAACTGGATTCGGTGCGTCAACAAGACGGGAAGTACAATCCCGTCCAACACCGCCGTCACCGTGGCAGCTGGTCCCGGTGTGGACGTGCGAATAGAACCCGCCGCACGCTCTAACATTGTGGAGCGTCCCGCATTTGGAATCACTCAGGGAATCATCACGAATAACGGTTATGGAAAGATTACCGTCCTTGGATCTCACGGCCTGATGGACACATTGAGCTGGGCCGAGGGAGATCAACTCTATCTGGCCGACAATGCGGGTGGGATTACCAATGTGTCCATCTTGGACTCTTTTGGAAACCAGCGGCTAGCCAGAGTCACAGTGCAATCTGAAACTGTCGGACAGATATTCGTTGATCCTGACGATCCCCTGTGCCCGGTGTTGACGGAAGTGCTGTGGAATGCGGCGAGTAATATCGTGGTCTATACCAACTCCGCCGACTATCTCGCCAAG